GTTGCGGTAGTGGCTGAGGTTCAGCACGCAAAGGTCAAGCAGCGGCGGCTTCTCGCACTTGGGCTTCGTGCCCATCGGGTTGAAGAACGTGAACGGGATTTCATCAAGCAGCATCCCGCCCGCGGCCCGCGGAACGATGATCTCGGCGCGGTGGTAGTCTCGGCTGGAGACGCCGTCGTCTTCGGAGCCCTCGACCTCAACCCACACTTCTTGAAAGTAGATTGGCCCGTCATCAAAGTCGGACACTTGCAGACCGAAGAGAGCCAAGAACTCTTCGTCAGACATCTTCTGTTCGGCGTCCGTTTCCGGCACCGGCACACCAAGACGCAAGACGCGGAAGCGCTCAACCTCTCGGTCTTCATACATGTGACTGACACCAGAGCGCTCTGAAAGTGTCACGCACGTTGTCTTCTTGCGTGAGCCCACCATTTCAGACATCCAGTTGGTGATGGACTCTGCATGATACGAAACGATGTAGGGCTCAGGGTTGACCTCATCACCTTCAGGCGGCAAGTCAACCAAGTGCCCGAAGCGCCCGACGCCGATGACTTCGTTGAGCGCTTCGTCGATGATCTCGTCAAAGCTCTCCAAGCAGTAGCCAACCGTCTCAAGCTGTTCGAGGTCCGCTTCTGGCCAGTTCAAGTCGGGCTTCTTTCGAGTGATCGCACCAACCAGACCGTCAACCGTTCGACCGGTCGCGTTCAAGAACGTCGCTCGGTGCTTGTAGGCTTCATAGGACGTGATCGCATGATCGGGGTTCATGCGGAACTCATACTTGTCACCCTCTTGACCATCGAGGCGCGGCAAGTACTTGTCATCAACGTCGGTCTGCTTGATGCGGTCCTCACCCTCGATGCAGTGACGTTGGCGCTGCCACTTGGGGTGCCACTTGATGAACTGCGGGTTGCGGTCGCCAGGATTGAAGCCGGATAGCATGCTGATTACAGCCTAGCGTTTCGATCTACTTGGAGGAAGCCCGCCCGCCGCCGCTTTTGGGCGGCTTTGGGTCCGAAGGTTCGGGGTCGGTGGGCGGCTTGGGCTTGGCCCGTGACTTGGGCTTGCCGTTGCCGTTGCCGTTGCCGTTGCTATCCTCAGCCGCGCCCTCACTCACGATCGAACGCAGGTTCTGCATAAGAGCTGTCGCGACAAGGGTTAGCAGGGCCGACGCAACCGACACTTGATCGTCAGGGATCGTGCCCGTTGCCAAGAGCCCCAAGAAGCCACCCAACAGCACGACGAGCAGCAGCGGCGTCGTCAGTGCGATGTTGGTTCGCGCCTTCTCTGACGCGCTCTGACTCAGCTTGATGCGTGCAAGCTCAAGTTGGATCTCTTCGCGACGCATCTGACGTTCAGCACTCTTCTCGGCTTTCTCTTTGGCAACGATCGCTGCATACCTTGCCCGAGCTTCTTTGGTGCGTTCTCTTTCAAGCCGAAGTTGTGCGCGTGTGTCTTTCACAATCACCCTCGGCTGGTTGGCGT